TTAGGGCGATCCCAGTTTATAGCGAAATCGATTTTTGTATCCGCCGCAGCTGAATAATCTTTCGAGAACACAAACCACGCTGAAGTCACTGAGTCTTTTAGTTTCTTGTTATCAGCACGGAATGATGGGCGAGGAGAGAGGATTACAATATTGCTTAAAGTTTGTGAGTTTAAAATCTCGGCTCTCTGTCGGGCAGGTTCGAGAAAGGTTAATCTGTCTAGGATACAGAATCCTTTAGATGCTTTGGCCATCCCGCAGTGCGTCACCCACTCTGTTTTATCTCGCAGCCCCTGAGTGATTCCGACGACCCAATCGATTGGAGGGTGGTTCTCCCAGAAGTCAGATTCGATGATCTGGTCTAGAGTGCTGGAGTAGATTTCCTCAACGTCAGATTTTCTGATTTGATCAGCGAGACTGTTTTCGTGATCATTGATCACCAGTACTGATCCGCTGATTAGATTTTTCTCTGCGATTGGGAAGTAAATATTTTTGGGGATTTTGTAAAACATGGATGCAGACAAGATTTTTGAGAAGCTACAAGGGTTTCTGTCTTTGGAGCAGAAATTTCTAAACCAGAGAGTCAAAGCTGGAGCTGAGAAACTCGATAAGAAAGAGCTTATCGAGATTTTAGAAATAATTCATACAAATTACTTAATTCGATCGAGAATGTTTAAAAATCTAGTGAAACATTGCGCCCAACAAGGAGTCGTTCTACCGCCAATTAACGAGCTGTGGGAGGAGTAGTTTCGCAATCCGGAAGGCTATCTAAGTCAATTAGATTCGCAGCCCACACCTCTTCTGGCCAGTACTCGCGGACAGCTGCGTTCCTAACTTCAGCGGCCTCTTTGAGTGTGGCGAAGTAACCCAAGTGCTTTTTTTTATTCTCAACTTTAATATACGCCTGCCACTTTGGCTTATTTTTACACTTATGCACTCCTTTCACGCCCGACTCATTATCACTCCGGATCCCTTGATTCTGCTTCTGAAGCACATCATCACCAAGTCTCAAGTTACCAACACTATTATTCAATGAGTTTCTATCCTCGTGATCTACCTGCATAGGATATGAATCAACACCATGCGCCATAAAATAAATGATGCGCGACGCTTTGTAACGTTTGCCATCGATACTGATCGTCCAAACCTTCCGGATCTTCCCACACTGCTTGCCCTCCCACACGCATCCCGCCCAGCTGCCAGCTTTTGCTGTTCCTCTCCTATTCACACGCCACTTCAGCCCACTCTCCTTCTCCAGCCGCAGCGGTGACGGCTCACAAATTTTAAGCAGCTCGTGACACCGCTCGTAGCTTACGGCCAAGGGTTTCATTTCTGCCATAAAAAAAACCGCCCTTTCGGACGGTAGCTTAGCAGGTTTGCCTTTCCTTCAGAATTCTAAACCAGCGTCCTTCAAAGCCTGCTTCTGCTCATCGGTCAGATCCTTTGATTTAGCTGTCTTAGGTGCCGGTGGCTCAACAGCTTTCTTATTGGACGTCGCAGGATCCCCGGCGCCTGCCGGGAGTGAAGCAAGGCCGCCTGCCTGGCCTTCCAGATGTTTTGGATGGGCCTCGATGAAAGCCTCTTTAAGCTCTTTGTAATCTGATCCCAAAGGTAATTCGATGAGATTCGCGCCGGAGATATGAGACTTAAGTGCAGAAGCCACCAAATCTCGACCATCTGATCCCAGCCAGATGTCAATGTCTTCGCGAAGATCTCGTTCTTCATCAGTTTGCGGCGGCCGATCTTTGAACTCTAGACAGTTGAAGTTAATCTTAGCTCCATCCGCCCCAGTGACAGGATCACGCTCATTGAAGGATTTTGTCACAAATTTTGTGCTTGTGATTACGTCCACAACGCTGATGCGATTGTTATAGAGGTTCTGAAAATAAGAGATAAAGTTTTTCTGAGATGATTTGCCACTAACAATGCTAGTTGTGACACAGCGTGGAGGAAGAAGCCTATGAGAAGGAGTGACACCAATGTAAGCAATGCGAATGAATTCCTCGTGAGTACGCATCCCCAAGTTCCCGAAGAACGGGGTGAAGCCCAGAAGGATAAATTCGATCGGTATGCCATTGTCATTACTATCGACGATGGCGGCGTCAGGATCATTATCGGATTTCCAACGACGCGCTTGAAGATCAATGCGAAGTGTGTGCGGTGGAATCTGACAGAGGATTTCATCCGCAGCAAATTTGCCAGCAATAAAAGTCATTAGTCAGTGAGCAGGAGAATCAAAGAGAGAAATCAACAGAACCGATAGCAGCAGGTGCAACACGACCCTTTTCAGGATCGGCTGCTTTTTTGGGTGCCTGCTTCGACATCTTAGGGAGGTAAAGGATCTTATCAACCTTATAGTTGAGGTAGTTCTTTTCGTCCTTCTCGCTAGTGGAGACGCTGCCCACAGCAATAGTAGGTGTGCCTGGTGCGAGTTCAGACAGTTGCTTGGAGAGATCACCCCAGCAGCTCAGTTTGAACCACTGCGTCTCCTTGCCCTCGTCTTGCCAAGCCAGAGAGCGATTGGTCACCGTGGTATCGGTGAGTTCAACCTCCTCAGCTTTGGGACCGAGTCCGCCGCAAGCCATGAAGGCGTTGACTGCAAGGATGTCGGTAAAGTTGTCGCGGGTGACGACAAGCATCGGCTGCATCTGGAGGATCCCGTCCGGTGTGGCCCTCGTCGGACCAATGGCCAGAAGCTCTTCACCTTCGTCGAGTTGATCGAGAAGCTTGCCGACGTAGTGATCTACTTTTTGGATCAGTTGGACTCGGGTTGAGACTCGCCGTTCACTCGATGGAAGTGCTTCGGCGATGACGTTGCATTTTCCGTCGCTGCGTTGTGCTGTGTCTGTGACCTTAAGTCCCAGAATGAAGACGTTCATTGTTTAGGTTTCGGTAGACGGTTGTTCGATGGACCTTGAGTGCTTCGGCAATCTGCTGAACGCTGACGCCTTGGCTCGCGAAGGCTAGCATCAATTTCTTGTCTCCGCCAGTTAGCTTCGATGCTTTTGCAGGTGCGTACGAGAAATGATATGGATTGACGCACCGTTTGTTCTTGCACGTCATCTTGACAAAGTTATCTCTGTTCATATCCATGTAGTCCAGGATCAACGGTCGAATGTAAAACCGCTTACCGAATAGATAAATTGCAGGACATCTGTTTGTGTAAGAACTACTCCACTCAAAACATTCCTTATGGCTAAATTCGCTATACGCTAATTTTTTAAAAAGCTCACTCAGCTTGGTGCTTTTTTGTTTTTCGTAACGTAGTATAAATTTATCGGTTTCCAGTGCTCTGCTTATATCAAGAGCTTGGGCTTGCGCATGGGCCGCATCGTTTGCTTTTATCTCAACAATTATTTTTTTAGTATCTCTAGCTAACTCCAAGCTATAAAGTTTGGTGTTATCCGAAATACTCGTCATAGAGACCGCCCCCACCGGGCACGTTAGATCCTCTCAGTTTATCGATATTTTTCTGAAGGAAGTCTCGAATTTGCGCATCACTTGCGCCGCTTGCCTTAGCTGCTTCGATGTCTGCGTGACCTAAGTACTCAGCACTTTGTCCAGCAGCAGTGCTAAAAGTAGGAGTACTCGTGGGAGAGCCACCATCAGAACTAGAGCTTGGCTTGCGAGCAGCTCCAGTCAGCTCGTCGTAAAGTCCGCCGCCTCCTGGAACATTTTGACCGCGAAGTTTCGAGGGGTTTTGGTTTAAGTATCCGAGAATATCTTTATCCGAGAATCCTTGACTCCGCATAGAGTATAAATCTTCGTGACCAAAATAATCTGGGGACTGGCCTGCAACCGTAGCGGTTTCTGGCAGTCTCTTAAATGCTTTAGATGGGTCTACAGAACCCGCAACAATTTCAGAGTAAAGTCCTCCAGCCTTTCCAGGTAAGTTACTCTCTGCCAACATCTGTGGATTGGATTCAAGGTAAGACTGAATTTCGCCCGGTTTATATCCTGCTTCCAGAGCTTTGAAATAATCTTGGTGTCCGAAACGACCCGTCAAACCATACTGAGCCGCAATTGAGCTGAGAGATTGACGTGTGTCTTCAGGAGTCTCAGCTTCGGGAGCTTTTGGCTTAGTCATATCGTAAGACAAAGGTTTGCCACCGAAAACAGTTTCAGTCGTCGTCGGAGCTCCACCGCTTTTGTATCCAAGCACATTTCCACGACCTTTGTACGTCGTGGTTTTCATCGAGGGGAGTTGCTGTTCTCCGAATTCTTGAACAATACCTTCAGCGGTATCTTCCTCTAATCCGTATTTCTTTGCCAGATCTTCTGCGCTTAAACCAATACGTGTCCCTGCTAGTGCGACGGGAAAGGCAGAAGTAAGGGCAGCCATTGGTTACTCGCTTTTTCTCTAGTTTAGTTTAATTACTATTAGTATAACTTGAGGGCTTGAAGCCAGCAAAGACGGGTGTTGCTGTCTCCTCTTTTTTAGCCATTGGCTTGAAACCTGCAAAAGGTGTCACAGCTTGGAAACCGCTAGTAGATCTAGCTTCTCCCATGGCTGGGATATTTCCTTTTTTACTCAGATCTTTTAAATCAGGGAAGTAATCTGTAAGGTATGAAGAAGGTTCTTTTTCTTCTTCCAATGCCCGCGAGAACACCTCACCTGCGTAGCGAATAGCCATAAGAATTACTTCTGTTTCTCTATCTTAACTGTCTTCGTTGCTGATAAAAAATCGCTTGAGGTCGAAACCAGGACCCACTGTCGATTTCAGCACTCGCATGATTCGCTTAGCTTCCTCATGGCAGGTGAAGAAACGAGCATTGTCTCGTGTGGGAACGAACTCAACAAGCTTTTTCTTTTCTTGATTTAAAGCGTCTGAAACAAACTCATCACCTTTGATGATGACCCAGACCTCTCTGAATTTAAGGAGAGGCATACGATCTACCTCGTCGCTGGTGAACAAACGCCACGGGTATTTTACGCTCTTTCTGTTTTTGAGGCTACTCTTTTTAGTTTTTGTTTGCTTTGTTTTAACAGTTACTTTAATCTTATCCTCTTGAACAAGATCTTTTTTGAGCTTTCTGGCTGCATTCGCAGCTGTCAGTGCTGACGTGTAGCAATCAGCAGTAAAGAAAACTCCTTTATCCAAACGGAAACATCCGACGTAGCCTTCGTCGGTTTTGGCTGTGAAGATCTCTTTGTCTAGCGTGGGAATATCGAGGATCTGCAATTCGTTCTCGGAAACTCGTGTATAAGACCTTAGCAGATCTTTACTCATTTTTCCGCCCAGCTGTCCCCCATTGATGCGTCTGCCTTTACAGGAACCAGCTTTAAGATTTTCTCTGCTGCTGATTTCATACATTGTTCAAGAACCTCTTTGTAGTGTTGTGCTTTTTCAGACTTCGCCTCGATCACGATTTCATCGTGCACACAGGCGAGTAGGTGGCAGTTGATTCCGTCTAGGTGCTGGTTGAGATTGGCTAAGGACAGCTTGAGGATATCGGCACCTGCGCCTTGAATCAAGGTGTTGGCGGCAACCATGAATGATGCGTCATCGTATGACAACAAACGCCTACGACCTATGGGTGTTCTGACGTAGCACCACCCGTCAGCAACTAGCGCAGCACGTTCCTTGTGCCACTCACGCAGCCTTGGGTACGCCCTGTGGAACGCAGCGTGGGCCAACTTGGCCTCCGACAGCGTCAGAACCTTGCCGCTTTGCGCAGCGTAGGTCTTGTACTTGCGGAAGCCCATGCCGTACAGCAAAGCAAAGTTAAGAGTCTTACCATCTTGCCGTTGATTTTTTGTAACTTCCTCCAATGGGATGTTGTAGATCAGACTCGCAGTCACTGTGTGAAGATCGTGCCCGTTCTGAAAGGCTTCGATCATTTGCGGGATGTTTACGAGTTCAGCTCCGAGTCGCAGCTCGATTTGACTGAAGTCGCAAACGATCAGGGTGTAGCATTCAGTCGGAACAAAGCACTCACGAAATTCTTTTCCGCGTGGTACCTGCTGAATGTTGACACCAAAATCTTTCTTGACTTTGGAAGCTGCTGTTCGCTTAACGCCGGATGATGTAAAGCGTCCGCTGTTGGCTCCGTACTGCCTATATCCGCTATGAATCCTGTGAGTAACAGGATTTATGTTTTCAATAAGTTTTTCTATATGCTCTAGTTTAGTTTCAGTTTTTACGCGAGACCTGTACATGTTCATGGTCTCATCTTCGGAATTAAATTCCGCCAGCGCTACCTGATTAAGTGTTGGCTTTCCAGTTCTTGCGTCCATCGGAGTAGCAATTCCGATCTCTTTGAAGCACTTAATGACTTGAATTCCTGATCCAGGATTGAACTGTTTCTTTGCGTTTTTGCCAATGGCCAGAGTTCCATCGACTTCACGCGGGAGCTTAGATCCATCAGGTAACCTAGAATCGAGTGACTCACAGAATACTTTAGTGGCTTTATCAAGCTCTTTACTTATCTGAGATTTTAACGCTGTTAACTTGCTGAGATCCACACCAAACCCTCGGTAGCACATGAGTGCCACAGGGCGGATACATTTTGATTCGAGAGTGTAGACCTCAAGAAGATTTTCTTCTGCAAGTTCTTTAAGCTGATCAGCAGCAATATCCGGAAGAATGTTAACGTCTTTTGCTGCGTATTCGATCTGTGATTCAGACAAATCTTCTTGAGACCAATCCGAAGCTTGTTCTTCCTTATCAACTTCGATCTCTAATCTTCTCTCTGCCACAGCTTTTAGAGAGTTGCTGATGTCAGCGAAATAAGGTTTATTCGCCTTGGGACTTACACGCTTCTCCTTAAACCCAGCACGAAGACAACGCTCAGCTAGCATCGTGTCGAAAACCTTACCCTGATAATCCACGCCCATCTTCAGTAGAAACTGAAGATCAAAGTTGGCGTTATGGATTACGAGCATCTCTGTGTTCTCTATGTATTTAATTACATTTGTCGGATTGATTTTAAATAGATCGAACACATAGATAGTTCGATCTTCAATGCTCGGACTGGAGTCGCAAATCTGCAGCAGGCGTGGCTCTGCCAGCCAAGGACTCAGACCAGTCGTTTCAAAGTCGAGACAGATTTTCTTAACCTTTTGAAGTTCTTCAACTGCTTGGTCAGCAGCGGTTTGAGTTGTCAGGTAACTGATTTGCATAAAAAAGGGGCGCCGAAACTAGGACGCCCCGATAGTTTAGTTCAAGCGGCGAGCTTATTGAGCATCCGCTTGTTCCACCCATGAGCGATGTACGACTCGATGTCGCCCCACATGTCCGCAAGAATTTCGCCGTCAGGAGTCAAAGAGATTTCATAGACCTTACGCTGCAAGACAGCTGTATTAGGATTGTCGACTGACTGACCACCGAATGAGACGGTTTCGCGAACGTTAACCATTCCGAACTTCGTCAGCATAGCCAGACCATCGCGCAGAGCGGTGTACACAGGCGAGGCGTGGTAGCGCTTAGACCGCTCGACCTTAGTAGAGGTCACCGGTTCCCAGCCGTAGAAGGTGTTTTTCTGTTGGAAGCCCCGGAATACATCCGACATCATCGACACCTGAGGGCTGGCTCCGAGTTTGTTGACTTGTGTTGTCGCGATCTGACGCAGAGTCAGCTCAGGATCAGGACCTTCAAAGAGAGCATCGAGAATCATTGCCGCTCCCAGGTTCTTGAGGGATTTATCCGTCACCAGCTTTTCTAGAAGTTGCTCTGGATCGATGGGGGTGACGGGTGTGCTGCTGATTACATTTGCTTCATTGCGGTTATAGCTGCGCTTTGCTTTGAAGCCATTGATAGCGAGCTTGGAAGCCAGGGCGGCGAGAGCCGGATCTTTCTTCTCAACGCTCAAGGTGAAGAGCTTCTGAGCATCGAGAGTCTTGACGTCAATATGCTTTGCAATGTCAATGTGGAAGGTGGCTTCCTGCCCCGTGGCCACGAGCAGAGAGTTAACCTCTGACTTGTCGAGAACAGTTTCGCCGAGTGCAAATTGAAGATTCATGTCTTGAAAAATGAAGACTCTTGCAATGTATCGGGTGTTGATCTAATGCGGAGGCTGTTTTGTAATTTCTTAAGATTTCTGTCAGAGATCAAACAATGCGTCACTCAGGAGTTCCTTCCCAGTATCGATTTCATTCTTTACTACCGCTGCAATCTGAGCATAATCACGATCGTCCAGCCGAAGGTGCTGGGTGATTTCCGATATCCGTCTGCAGGAGTACAGATCTTTGAGAACAGCACTCATTGGGATTCCGACTTCTGTGGAACTAGTCGAGTAGAAGTTAACGTTGAAATACTCGATAACTGGAAGCCAAGTTATTTTTGCGTCGGTGTATTCATATGTGAGTGGTTGCTGTAGGTTTTGATAGTTTTGTGTGAATTCGTTTTTAATAATGTCGAACAACCATTCGAGCAACGAGCTGTATTCTTGTCTCAGGTTGTAGCTTTTGATTATCCGGTCTACTTCTTCGAGATCTTTTTTGATTAGAGTGTGTGCCATGAGAACTGGAAGCTCGGGCGCACACTAGATAGACAGTAGTGATCTAGTTGTGTCGTAGATCACATAAGAACGTTTTGAAACAAATCCGAGGATTTAGGATCGTCGTTCGTATCTACCGTGTGCACTGAATCTGAGAATGACTCTACAGTCGTCGATGCATTACCGATGCAGAATGTGTTCCAATCAAGATTTACCTGATTTTTGAAACGATTGAGTCGGTGGACAAATGCATCCGGCACATTGGCGTGACCATCAGTAATCATTAGGACATCAGCTTTTTTATCCAGATCGGTTTTGTTGAGGAGGTGATTGATGACCGTAGTGAACGAAGTGCCACCGTGGGTGGTCCAAGTCAGAACAAAGTTAAGCAACTCCTGTTTGTTGTTTGAATCTGGTTTGATCTTGAACGAGTCCTGAATCATCGAGTCGAACAAAACAATTTCAACTTCTCGTTTTTGTTTGACTGCCTCTTCTGTGATCACGTATGCAATGGCTTTGCTCCAGAGTTCTGATTCTCCGTTCATAGAACCAGAGACATCAACGTAAATGATGATAGGACCGCGATCGAGATTCTTAGTAGGGGCTTCATAGTCTTTAGTGAGGAGTGTTTTCTGGGAGTACTTGAGAGCAAATAGTGCGCGGCCCTGGTCCGTCGCTGCGAGGGCTAGTTCTGCAGGGAAGGCTTGCGTCACCGCGTCACTGAAGCGTGCACCAACGATGCCGCTGTAGTTCGCGTGGCTCATGCGAGCCCGCTTACGGTTGTTCCAAGCTCGCCGAAGCGCACCGAGTCGCTTAGACAACTGCAGTAGTTTCTTGTTCTGGCGAAGCTTCCTAGCGAGATTCTGTTTCTCTGCTAGATCTTGCGAGTGTCGACCTTGACCGGGCGCATCGCCTGCCAGGTTCTCCATTGCCTCATCAAGGCTCTCAGATTCTTTCTGAGCCTTGTCCATTGCCCGTGAGATCTGCGGGCTCATCTTCTCGCGAGCATCTTGGAGCTGTTGCTCTAGCTGCTGTGCCAACGCCTTTCCTTGCTGACGAAGCTCGGCAGCCTTGGCGTCGTCGCCAGCTTTCTTGGCTTCGACGTACTTCTCACGAATTTCCTTAAGCTTTTCCCCGCCGTTGGCAATCGCTTCAGCATCGATTTGCTTCTCTTCGATTTGGATTTCAATAATCTCTGAGAGCTTATTGAGGATTACAATTGCGTTGTTACCTGATGCAAACTGATCGCCGACACAGCGCTGCTCAAGGAAAGACCACGCTGGAGAATTGACGATGTCGTTCATCAACCCAGTCCAGAAAGCATTCTCTGGTTTGTAGCCGGAGGGGAAGGCTGGGTCTTCCCCATTTTGTTTTGCACGAAAATACTGCTCCGCCTCTTCCAGCGAAACCAGCGTGGTTACGTCCTCGCCTCGGTACAGATGTTCGAAAAGTTCTTTGCCAAAGCGTGACAGATGACGAATGTCATAGCGATCCATCAGATAGTTCACTCGCGGCGATGTGTCGCGAACAAAATCATCCCAAAGGAAGTCGCTGAGAGCGCTTACGACCAGGACAAGTGGTTCGTGGTCAGCGAGGCGTACGAGTTCGTTGTGAGTTTGGTTATTCATTTGGTGTACCCGGAAATGGCTTTGGCGATGGTTTGCTGATTGGTCTCAAGTTCTTGTGACAACTTAATTATAGTTGTTCTGGTCTTAGCTGTAATGCGATACTGATTATCCTCTAGCATCTTGTTGCTTTTCTCGTCGAGCTTTTGAAGGTCAGCGTGAGACTTACGAAGTTTTTCTACGATGCCATTGAGATCACTGAGGTTATCAGCTTTTTTAGAAAGGATAGAGTGCAC